CAGATATTGGACTCTTCCTGGAAGCTTGTGGGTGAACCAATAAATCCCACCAAGGACACTAAATTAAATTGAGGATAATATGATAACTCTTATAAATAATAATGATACCGATTATACAGGTAACACAAATACGAAATACGATAATACAAGGAGATAATATGGATTTCGAAACATTAAAAAGCTCGTCAAGTAACTTTGACAAACTCACAAAAGCTCTGGAACAAAATTTAAATCCAGAGGACCAATCAAACAAAAACAAATATCAGGACGATAGATTTTGGAAACCTGAGATGGACAAAACAGGTAACGGCTATGCTGTTATCAGATTTTTGCCTGCTGTATCTGGTGAAGATATGCCGTGGCAAAGAGTTTGGTCTCACGCCTTCCAAGATAAAGGTGGTTGGTATATTGAAAACTCATTAACAACTTTAGGCCAAAAGGATCCTGTGTCCGAAGAAAACACAAGATTATGGAATACAGGTGTTGATGCTGATAAAGAAATTGCTCGTAAGAGAAAAAGAAAACTCTCTTATTACAGCAATATCTATGTCGTAAGTGACCCAAAACATCCAGAAAACGAAGGCAAAGTATTTTTGTTTAAGTTTGGTAAAAAAATCTTTGACAAGATTACGGAAGCGATGCAACCAGCATTTGAAGATGAATCACCTATCAATCCATTTGATTTTTGGAAAGGTGCAAACTTTAAATTGAAGTTGCGTAAAGTTGACGGATATTGGAATTACGATAAATCTGAATTTGAGGGTGTATCGACTATTAAAGAAAGTGACGACCAGATTAAAGACATTTGGTCTAAACAATACCCTCTAAAGCCCTTTGTGGACCCAAGCAATTTTAAGACCTATGATGAACTCAAAGAGAAACTGAATAGGGTTATTGCAGGCGGAACACGAAGCACGGATACTGTGGAATCGGCAGACCTCCCGCCTAGCCAATCACAGCGTCCTATGAAAAGTGCTGAAGTCGCTCAACCAAAAGCTAGTGATTTGATTGATGAAGATGATGATGATACTTTGTCATACTTTAGTAAATTAGCTGAGGAAGAGTAAAATCTCTCCGCTTCAGCGGATACTTTCACCCACCTACCGAAAGGTAGGTGGGTTTTTTATTGGAAAGACATATAAATAGTATTATGGCTAAGACATTATTTGACCCATTAAAAGACTTACAAAATAACAAGTTGCGTAGTGCCTCGTGGTACAGAAACGCAGTTTCCCTTATTGCAGATAGAGTAAGTCGTAGAAAATTGATGTCCGAAGGCAAATTAAATATGCGACCAAGTGCAGGCCGTATGAATATGTTTGTTTATGACCCTAAATATAAGAAAACTTTACCTTTCTATGATACCTTTCCATTGGTATTACCTTTAGAACCTATTAAAGGTGGTTTTATGGGACTGAACTTTCATTATTTACCATACGCTTTGAGATTTCAATTGTTAGAAAGATTACAAGGGTTTGCTACAAATAATAAATTTGATAGTAGCACAAAATTATTAGCAACTTATGATGATGTTAAAAGTATTAATTTAATTAAACCAGCAATTAAGAAATATTTGTATGGTTATGTTCAAACAGAATTTAGAAGAATAGATGCAGACGAAATGGCAATAGCAGTATATTTACCAGTAGCACAGTTTCAAAAGAGAAGTATTGGTTCTGTATTTGCTGATAGTAGGAGAAAAATCTAATGGCAATTTTAAGAGGCGGTAGAAGAATAGGTCCTTTTGACATAAGACTAGGTCTTCCTAGAGATAGGTCTTTAGATGATGTTGAAAACGACCCAAGGCTAAAACGAACACAAGGCGGTAATCCTGAATCTACAATTGGTAGAGTTATGGGTGCTATCGCACAAGGTGAGGGTTTTGCAAAACCAAATAGATTTTTAGTTGACTTTGTTTTGCCAAGAGGTGTAAATGCAGAATCAGTTGATTTAGGCGATGGCGAACAAGAAATTTTATTTGAGGAAGAAGTTGCAAATTCTACTTTGAATGGTCAGATGCAAGTTAACACAGAAATTCAAAGAGGCCTTAGAGCATTTTGTGAATCAGTTGAAATGCCAGGCAGAAATTTAAATACTACAGATTTTAGAACATATGGACCAAAAAGAGAAATAGTATATGGCCATAGTTATTCAGGTGAAGTTACTTTAACATTCTATTCAGATAAGTTTTTAAGACAAAGAACATTTTTTGAAATGTGGCAAAGAGCTGCATTTGATGAAGGCACAAACAATGTACACTTCTATGATGAATATGTTGGTGCAATTAGAGTGTATCAATTAGGTGCATTTGCTGAAAATAATGATAGAGATAGAATTTCATATGGCGTACACTTGTATGAGTGTTTTCCAAAAGCTATAAATGCTATGAACTATAGTCAAGGTGCGAATGATGAAATACAAAAAGTAAGTGTAACATTTGCTTTTAGAAATTGGTCAAACTTAACACTTGGCCAAGTAAGTAATTTTACTGTTGGCGGTGGATTTAAAAAACCATCCGTTGTACAACAGGATAGAGGTTTGATTGGTAACATTATAAGTAAACTACCACCTGAACTGAGAAGAGCAGGTAGAGATGCAGTTAATGTTATTAAACAAAGAGTACCAATAGGTGCTGTGACTGGTGGAAGAGTATTCCCACCATTCTTATAATATAACAAAGGAGTAAATTATGGCATTACCAGTAGCCAATACGGCGAAATATGAATTGACTTTGCCATCACAACAAAAAAAGGTCAGTTTTAGACCATTCCTTGTAAAAGAGGAAAAGATTTTATTAATGGCCATGGAATCAGGTAACGCTGGTGAAATGTTAAACGCTGTTAAAGAAATTGTAAAGAACTGTACTTTTGGTGAAATCGTAGCTGAAGATTATCCTATGTTTGATATTGAATATGTATTTTTACAAATTCGAGCTAAGTCAGTAGGTGAGGTAGCAAAAATTAAAGTGCTATGTCCAGATGACAAACAAACATATGTAGATACAGAAATTGATTTATCTAAAGTAGAAGTTTATGTTGATGATGACCACGCTAATAATGTAATACTTGATGAGAGTAGAAAATTAGGAGTTGTTCTGAAATATCCTTCATTGAAAGATGTCAATGAGAATATGATGACAGGTAAAATCAAGCTTGATGAGATGTACGATATGATTACCAACGCTATTGAAACAATATACAAAGGTGAGAAAGTATATCAAGCAAAAGATAGTACCAAAGAAGAACTGAGAGAATTTGTTGATAACCTAACGGCAGACCAAATGAAAAACTTGAATAAGTTTTACACTACCATGCCAAGGTTAGAACATAAGATTGAAGTTGTTAACCCTAAGACACAGGTGAAAAGCGAAGTCGTTTTGAAAGGTCTGGCTGATTTTTTCGGATAGCCCTCTCACATGATAATTTAACAAATTATTATGAAACGAATTTTGCATTGATGCAACATCATAAATATTCTTTAAGTGAATTGGAGAATATGCTACCATGGGAGAGGGAAATCTATATTAGTCTGTTAGTGAATTACCTCAAAGAAGAAAAAGAGCGTAGAGAACGAGAAAAACGGAGATAATATGGCGGGAGAAGAACCGATTAAAAAAACAGTTAATATTGACTTAGAAGTTGATACATCTGTTAAGGACTTAGGTCCTAACCCTTATGCTAAATTAATACATTTAGCAAGGGCAGTTGATTCTTGGAGAATATTTCCAAGAGTATTCATTTCAACATATATTTACTTACTATACAAAGTAGTAATTTGGTATATGAACATTCCTAATCCTACTATGGAACAAAGTGGGCTTGTCAGTATCGTAGTTGGTGCTGGTGCAGCTTGGTTTGGTCTATACACAGGAAGCAGAGCAAAATCAGACGATAAGAAGTAAATAAATGGCAACTGAACTAACACTTAAAGACCAATCAGTAATAGAAATTGGAAAAGAAATAGGCGATAGAGTAGGTGAATTTCAATCTGCTGGAACTGCCTTAGTACCGGCTAATCAAATGGCACCGGCAGGTGCTGTTGCAGCTGAAGTGCAACCTATGAATCCT